GTTCAACTCGGCCGAGCTCGCGCTCTCGATCGACGAGCTCTCGAGGCGGTACATCGAGCCGGCCGTGTCCGTGCTCGTGAGCGGCATCGAGTCCGACTTCCTCGCGTTCGCCACGAAGGCCACCTACAACGTGGCCGGGGCCGCGGGCACGGCCATCAACTCCCTCGACGTGCCGGGCAAGGCGCGAGCGAAGTTGAACCAGTACCTCGCCCCGAAGGACGGCATGCGCGCCCTCCAGATCGACTCCGTCACCATGGGTGCGCTCGTCAACGGCGTGGCCGCGTACTTCAACCCGGGCACCGCCATCGAGAAGCAGTACCGCGAGGGCCTGGTCGCGCGCACCGCGATGGCGGACTACTACGAGAACGAGCGGATCTGGACGCTCACCAACAGCGACGACGTGACCGCGGACACCGACGCCGCTGCGCTGGTGTCCGATGGTGGCAGCACGATCGACGCTCACACGCTGCTGCCGGTGGCGAAGCAGGTCGTGGGCAGCGTGTTCACGATCGCTGGTGTCCACGCCTGCCACCCGGAGACGAAGGCCGCATACCCGCATCTCCAGCAGTTCACCGTGACCGCGGTGGGCGCGACGTTGACCACCGTGTCGCCCGCGTTCTACCTCACGGGGCCGAAGCAGAACCTGTGCAAGTCCACCGGCGCCGCGCTCGCCACCACCGACTTCGATGCGAAGACGCTCACGTTCGTCGGCGCGGCCTCGACCAGCTACCCGATGCCGCTCATGTACCACAAGGAAGCGTTCCAGTTCATCACCGCCGACCTCCCGATCATGGACGACGCGGCCAAGTGCGTGCGGCGTGTCCAGGACGGGCTGTCACTGCGCGTGTGGCAGGCCAGCGACATCCGGAACGACGAGCTCCTGATGCGCATCGACATCCTGTACGGCATGGCTGCTCTGCGGCCCGAGTGGGCGTGCAGGCTCATCGGCTCGGCTGCTGCCTAGCCCGCAAGGAGATCACGACATGGCAACCTACGAGCAGGTCACCTACAACAGCCCGGACGGCGCGCAGATCGGCCAGAGTGCCACGGAGAAGATCGCGTTCTACGGGACGACCCCGATCGTCCAGCGCACCGCCGCGATCGCCACCTCCGCCGTCGCAACCGCATCCTCAGCCGACGTCACGACCGCCCTCAAGGCGGCCGTCATCGACATCATGAACACGCTCGAGGCCCTCGGCCTCTGGGCGGGCAGCGACGCGTAGCGCAACCGGAGCGCCGGGGGAGCGATCCCCCGGCCCTCACGAGGATGGCGCATGAAGGTCGTGCTGTGCGTGCCGACGATTCGCCGCCCCTACCCGCAGATGCTCGCGGCCGTCGAGGCCGCGGTGCCGCTGCTGGACGCGGCTGGCCTCGAGCACGGCATGGTGAGCGAGATCGGCAACCCCTACGTCAGCCAAGCGCGGAACGTCATGCTCCGCAAGGCGCTCGACGCGAGGGCCACACACATCGTGTTCCTGGACCACGACATCTCGTTCCGGCCGCAGGACCTCTTGAAGCTCATCCAGACCGAGGGCGACGTGGTGGCAGGGACGTACCGGTTCAAGAAGTCCGAAGAGGAGTACATGGGAACCGTGTTCACCGACAAGGACGGTTTCCCGCTGGGCCGCAAGTCCGACGGGGCGCTGCACGCGCAGTGGGTGCCGGCGGGATTCCTGAAGGTGACTGACGGCGCGGTCCACCGCTTCATGGGCGCCTACCCCGAGCTGCTCTACGGGAAGCGCTATGCGCCTCACGTCGACCTGTTCAACCATGGGGCGCACAAGGGCACCTGGTACGGCGAGGACTACGCCTTCAGCCGCAACTGGAACGATTGCGGCGGCCAGATCTGGCTCGTGCCGGACCTCGCCATCACACACCATGGCGCGGACGGGGCGGCTTTCCCCGGCAACTTCCACGAATACCTCATGCGCCGCCCGGGAGGCTGCAAGGCATGAAGCGCGTGCTCCACGTCGGGTGCGGCAGGCAGCCGATGCCGCCCTTCCTCGAAGGCTACGAGGAGGTCCGCATGGACATCGACCCGGCGTGCGAGCCGGACATCGTGGCGAGCCTCACCGACATGGGCGACGTGGGGTCATTCGATGCGATCTACGGCTGTCACGTGCTCGAGCATTTCACCTCGGCCGATGTGGCGCGCGTGCTGGCGGAGTGCCGGCGGGTGCTCAGGCCCGGCGGCTTCGTGTTGATGATCGTCCCGAACCTCGAGAGCATCCGGCCGACGCGTGATGTGGTCTACGAGTCGGACGCGGGCCCGGTGACGGGGCTCGACATGATCTACGGCATGGAGTCGATGGTCGACGCCAGCCCGCACATGGCGCACCGGACCGGCTTCGTGCCGAGCACGCTGCGCGAGGCGTTCGCTGGCTTCGACCCGGTCGAGGTGCGCGACCTCACGAAGTACAACCTCATGGCGATCGGAGTGAGGCGATGAAGCGCTACCGCCATCCGCGGCACGGCTACCACGTCCTCGGCTACGGGGATGACCCGGCGGCCTTCGAGGCGGCAGGGTGGGTGCTGGATGTGCCCGTTCCCGAGCCCGCTCCGGAGCCTCCTCCTGCCCCGCCGGAGCCTCCGCCGGAGCTGCCCGACGACACCGCCGCGATCCAGGCCGCCGTGCATGCCACGCCCCCAGGCGTCGTGGTTCCCCCCGCGGCTCGCGGCCCCTGGCGCAACCGGAGGCGCTGATGGCGACCGCGGCAGCCATCATCAAGCGCGCCCTCCGGCTCATCGGCGCGATCGCGGCCGGCGAGACTCCGGGAGCGTCCGAGCAGGCGGACGGGCTCGAGACTCTGAACGCCATGCTGGACTCGTGGCGCACGTCGTCGCTGGCCGCCTACGCCATGCGGGACGAGACACTCACGCTCACTGGCGCGGCGAGCTACACGATCGGGCCGGCCGGCAACCTGAACACGGTCCGCCCAGTCCGCATCGAGGCGGCATACCAGCGCGTCGACGATACGGACTACCCGGTGCGGCTCGCATCGGCCACCGCCTGGGCAGGGCTCGCCGCGAAGAGCGTCACCAGCGACGTGGCCGAGTGGCTCTACTACGAGCCATCGTACCCGCTCGGCAAGCTCTACCTCTTCCCGAAGGCCACGACCGGCGCGCTGCACCTCGTGACGATGGTGCCGCTGACCGCTTTCGCCGCCTCGGACGAGGTGGCGCTCCCGCCAGGCTACCAGGATGCGCTGACCTATCACCTCGCCGTCCGCCTGGCGCTGGAGTACAGCCGGCCGGTGACCGCGGAGCTCGCGGCGCTCGCCCGGGACGCGGCGGACAAGATCCAGCGGGTCAACTTCCGCGCCCCTTCCATGGTCACCGGATTCGAGGGCGCGCGCCGAGTAGACATCAGGAGCGGCGAATGATCCGGGTCCCGTTCCTCGGCGGCTCGGGGACCGGGCGGAGCGTGATCACGTCCGCTGAACGGACGGTGAACCTGATCCCGGAACTCACCCCGGACGGGAAGTCGCCGATGGCGCTCTACGGCACGCCGGGGCTCACGCGGTTCGCCACGATGACCGCGGGCGCGGGGCGCGGCCTCCACGTGGCGGACGGGCGCCTCTTCGCGGTGGTCGGCGCGACGCTCTACGAGGTCGACAGCGGGGGCACCGCCACGGCGCGCGGCACGCTCAGCAGCAGCACCGGTCCCGTGTCGATGGCCGACAACGGGCAGCAACTCGTGATCGTCGACGGCACGTACGCCTACCGGCTGGTGCTGGCGGATAACGTGTTCACGTGGATGGTTGGTGCGGACTGGCCGGCGGCGACGCATGTCGCGTTCCACGACGGCTACTTCGTGATGAACAAGTCGGGGACGGGCCAGTTTCTGATCACGTCCCTGTACAGCACGACCGTCGACCCGCTCGACTTCGCCACCGCCGAGGGCGCGCCCGACGATGTGGTGGCGCTCCTCGTGGATCACCGCGAGTTGTGGCTGTTCGGCGAGAGTTCGACGGAAGTCTGGTACAACTCGGGGGCCGCCGACTTTCCCTTCGCTCGCCTTGACGGCGCGTTCATTGAGGTCGGCTGCTCGGCTCCGTTCAGCCCGGCGAAGGCCGACAACGCGGTATTCTGGCTCAGCGCCGACCGCGCGGGCCACGGTCACGTGATGAGGGCGCAGGGCTACCAGCCAACCATCGTCTCGACCCGGGCCGTAGAGCACGCGATCCAGTCGTATGGCACAATCTCCGACGCGCGCGGGTACACGTACCAGCAGGACGGGCACACGTTCTACGTGCTCACGTTCCCGACCGCGGACGCCACCTGGGTCTATGACGCAGCGTCGCAACTCTGGCATGAGCGCATGTGGTGGAACGGTACCGAGCACCGGCACCGCGGCGAGTGCTACGCGTTCGCCTTCGGGCGCAGCCTCGTCCTAGATCACTCGCTGGGCTACCTCTACGAGCTCGACCTCGACACCTACACCGACGACGGC